ATGAGTCATTGCGTGATTGCTTACAACGGTTATTTGATGCTTGCGCCTCAAGGCTTTGATTGCACTTACGTGATGCTCACTCCCTCGGAGCTGGACGACATTAAAAATGTTTCGTTTGGCTCTTTAACCATCGACTCACAACTTTACTCTGATTTGACGGCGTATCTTCTACTGTCATTTTTTGGTGGTCATGTTTTGGGTCGATTAGTAAAAACCATGGGGCGTCGATAGCCCTAAATCCTTAAATCAGTTGGAGAAATTCCTATGAAATTTCGTAACATGGCTAAAAAATTCGGTGTTGTAGTAGCAACTTCTGTCCCTGCTTCTTTCGCTTTTGCGGATGATCCTATTACCGAACAACTCAAGGGCGCGATTGCGTCCGGTCAAGCAAATTACACCATGGTGGTGATTGGTGTCATTGGTCTTGCCGCTATCGCCTTTGGCCTTGGCCGTATCCTTGGCATCTTGAAGTAATCGTTATGGTTGCTTTTGTCTCCGATGCTCTAACCGTTGTGGTGGCCGTGGCTTATTTCATGGCCTTTGCATACGGCTTTTACACCGGAGTGAACGCCTCCTAAATGGGGGCGTTTCCTCTTAGGGGGCTTTATGCTGCGTTCAATGACCAATACCTTCATTGCGATAATTGTATTTATCACCCTTTTTTTACTTGGCTCACTGCCCCACGCCAACGCGGCGTCATGCCCAATTGGCGATACTCCTTCTCTAAAATGGCCTCTTGGCACTTCTTATATTGCCTCTGCTTGTGTTAATGGCTGTCGAGCGGTTGAGGGTTCATCAGGTCAAAACACTTGGACTTGTAACACTTCAGCAGGTTATTGCACTGGCTATTTCACAACAACGGGTGATAGCTGCTCTGGCTCTGACAATACTAACGGTTCATGTGATGCTAACGGTAACTGTACAGGCTCTGGTGGTACAGGTGGGGGCACTAACGGAAATGGATTGGTCACTGTTCCTATGCTCCCTTATTCAGTTATTCAAGGCACTGATTTATCTAAGGCTTTTGAACACACAGTGAAATCTTTAAACAATCAGAATGAATACGTTAGAAGAGAAATTGAAAGTTTAAAGACTCAATCCATTAACAAACTACAAGGCATTTATAACTCAGTTACCGCGAATACTTCCGCTGTTAAAGCTTCTCAGCAACATATTACGGATACTAGAAACGAGTCTGTAAGGCAGACTCAGGAGTTTTATAAGGCTAATGATAAATTACAACAAATCATAATTAAATCAGCCGATATGATTACTTCTATGGCTACTACCCGCAGTTTTATTAATTCTAATGCTGATAACATTGTCAGAGCTGTTCGTGATGTTCAGCAAACTATATCGCCCCTTGAATTTGGACTATTTGACATTAACGAAAACACTCGCCTTGTTAATCAAAACTTAGCAGCTTTGAGTGAGGGCTTGTTCTATACCATGAATGACAACACAAACAAGATTGTCTCTGCTATTAACGCCAATGGTGGCGGCTCTGGTGGTGACACTGATTTATCCGGCGTTCAGTCTGGTATTGATTCCATCAAAACAGGCATTGATAACTTAAATGGTTTACTCAGTGGTAACGGATTATCTAAGCCAGGCATTGGCTCTGGTGTCGATTTCGGGGAGCTTCCTCTCTATGGTGAGGATGCTATCACCAAGCTCAATACGGAAATTACCGATTTACAAAAAGAATACTCAGAAAAGACAAAGGAGTTTAAAAAGCTCTTTTCCTTCGACATTACCAAGCTAGAAAGCGGCCAATACAAAGACCATTCTTTAACGTTTAAATTCGCTAACGGTGCCACGACTAAATTCACGTCTGGTGTCTTCCCTGCTTTGGTTGACAACGCCGCCTTGATTTCGTCCGTCATCTTATTTTTGGCTGCTTTTGCAGGTATCAAGACCATCATGGGGGAGCGTGAGTAATGCAATTTTTATTAGATTTGCTTGGCGCTATTGCTAATGCAGGTGACACGGTCACTGAATTTTTCAAGTCTATCCCTGATTACTTCGGTCAGCTCGTCGTTTGGGGTAATGCTTGGTATGTCAAACTCAAGTTTCTTTGGCTTATTTACTCGCTTGAGCTTGCCTATAAAACGGCGGAGTACCTTCTCAATGACATTGGCTTTAACGATATGTTAGCCAGTTTCTTTAATGCCCTACCGGATGAAATCCGTTATTACGCTTTCATTTTCAAAATCCCTCAAGCTATCGGGATTTACTTCAACTGTCTTGCTACTGCGTTTGTTTGGAAAATTACGAGGTTCTAACCATGGCTATTTTTATTCGGACGGGAGCCAACGGGTCGTACAAGTCTGCTTATGTGGCCTACTTTGTCATTTTAGAAGCGTTAAAAGCAGGTCGCGTTGTTGTCACCAATATGCAGGGGTTTGAAACACTCGATGTTATCGAAAAGCGTTTTGATATTACGTTCCCCTCCACTACTCGCCTAATCCGTATCTTCAGCCGTGATAAGAATGGGATTGAGCTTTGGCAGCATTTCTTTTGTTGGTGCCCGATTGGTGCGCTCATCGTGATTGATGAGTGCCAAGATATTTTCTCTAAGAACATCGGCTTTCGTATGGAGAAAGTTTTCTATCGTCCGTTGTCCGATTTTCTCCCTATGTTGCCGCCTGACTATGAGAGCTTTTTTAATTCTCGCTATCTCCCTGCGGATATGTCCAAGCTGCAAGCTTGTGAAATGGACGACAGGGGGATAGCCGAATATGACGAAACAGGCCGGATCATTTATCCCTTATCTTTTAATGAGGGGTTCATGCGTCACCGCCATTACAACTGGGATATTCACTTGCTTTCGCCTGATTGGGGGCAAATTGATTCGGCTATCCGTGCTTGCGCGGAAGAATGCTATTTCCATAAAGGCCGTGACGCCTACTTTTTTGCTCGAAGAAAGCCCCTGATTTACCGTCACCCGAAAAACGTTGCCACATTGGTTATCCCAAAAGGAAAAGATCCCAACGTCTTTCCTCAAAAAATCCCTCTCGATGCTCACTTGCTCTATAAGTCCACATCAACAGGGCAAGCGAATCAATCAGGTGCAATCAATATGCTGCTAAAGAATCCCACCATCTTGGGCTCTTTGCTGCTTGGTATACTTTCAATTGGGTATTTTATCTATGCGTTTTCCGGTCTGGTTTTTGGTTCTTCTAAGACGGTGGCGGACACGTCCGCGCAAACGTCTAACACTTCCGTTTCTCAGTCGCCCGATAGCGCTGCTCAAACGGGTGGGCAAAATGCTCCTGCTTTATCTACTGGTGGGGACGGCCATCAAGCTGGCCCTGTTTCCCCTGCTCCATCTCATCGGATTGATACCATAAAGCAAATGCTTGGTCTTTATGACTTGCAGACCCTCTATTACACCGGACACACCACACGACAATCCCAAACTAAGGGCTTTCAGTTCTTTGTCACACTGGAGGCCAAAACACCGGAGGGAACCTATTACCTAGACGATACATTCTTGAGAGCAAACGAGATTGCTTACGTGCATTACGATGACTGTCTACTCAAGCTCACGAAAGAAAACATCACTATCAACGTAACCTGCAAGCCGATACTGCGCGAGGCGGTGCCTGACGCGAGTCAGCCGCCGCAAGTAAAGTTAGGCGCGCTCTTTTAGGTGATCCATATGGAACAAATCGTTATTACTGTCGACCAGTTCGCCACATTCATGGAAGCGGCCTTTTTTTCAAATGTGCTCGCGGTCTTTCTGGCGCTATTACTCTATGACCTATTGACCTGCTTTCTGGTGTCGTTCTTCACGCGCATGCGAAAGCGAATGAACAACATATCCACAGAATCTGTAGATAACTAGGCCGCTTATGCGGTCTTTTTTGCAAGAAATTGCCGCAGGCAATCCGTAGGACGGGGCAACGCGCGAGCGTTGGGCAAGTTTCGCGCAGGGAGTGGCAGCCCCGCAGGGACTAGGCCATAACGTTAGCTCCAACACACTCTGAACGTATGCTACTGCATAGCCGAAACACTCCAAGCGTTCGCGGCGGTTCGCTTGATTGCTAAAGCGCGCTAGTCAGTCAAGTGATCATCAATACTCTTGCACCAGAAAAAACACCCTTCGCCCTGCCAAGCCATAAAAGAAGTTTCAGCAAGCGCAGTGGGTAGCAGCATTTTCTCGCGGAACTGGTCACAACTAGGCGCGGCGAGAGTCGAGCAAGCCTCATTCTTTGGGTTTTGTCTTTTTGGTGTCGTGCGCTTAGCGCGCGCACAAGGAGTGGACTACGACGCGGAGCAGCGCAAAGCGCCGACCCCCGCGCTGTATCACGGGGGTAGATTCCACTATCCACTTTGGCCTCAGTGAACTGACTCTAAAAACTATACTGTACTTTACCGACATACAGCGAATCTTGAGTGTATTAATGACTTTGCTTTTTGTTGATTACTGTAACGTCATGTCGTAGTATTAGATAAAGTGTAAAGTAATTTTTTGTTTCCCTTTCTTAAACTGGATTCTTTTATGAGCAATGCAAAAAGTAAGATACATGCTAACTATTTGAAATGCTTGGAAAAAGTTGCTAAAGGTGAGCGAGCTCCTTCTCTTAAGTCTAAGTACCAAGCGTCTTTTGGTTCTAAAAATGCACGTATATCTGTGCCTCAGGGTCTATTCTAATCATCATATATAAAGTATAAGTCTTTATATTGTATAAGAACTTATATCTTTAAATGAAAGCACTAGTACCTGTCGATCAACTTTTTGAGCTTAACCGCGAAATATACCCTTTTTTAGACTCTTTCTCAAATCCTCTGATTGTTGTCGGTGGTCAAGCCGTCAGCTATTGGCTTGCTTATTATGACATAGATGGCTTATTGACAGATGAGGAAAGACTACACGCGACATCTGTCGACATAGACTACTGTGGTTTAAAACAAGATTTTATAAGGTGTTCAGATATTTGGAATGTTCATTTTGAGATGCCTTCCATAAGCGATGCTACTCCTGAAATTGGGCATAGTATTCTCTTAGATAAGATAACTCACAATATTAAAGAACATGACGGAGCATTGTTTTTAGATATCATCGAATGGCAAGATTCTCACAAAAAATCACCTAATATTGTTGATATATTGAGTGAACCTGCTGGTTTTCATAGCATTGACTTTAAGAACAAGAGGCTAGAACAGCATTGTTCTCTTTTTGAGTTTCCTGAAGTGTTTGAGCTTTGCCCGCATCCAAATCTTAGAATTTTGAATCCTCTTGGTTGCTTAAAGAGCAGATTGTTAAATTATCTGCTTTTACCACGAGTTAAAAGGCCAACAAAAGAGGTTGAACGAATAAAGTTACTAATCTCCCCTGTTATAAAATTCTTGACTGATTATCTTGCAGAAAATGGGTATCGCTCTACTCGGAAATATATAGACTTATATATGCTCCTCGTTAAGTCAAAAGCTAGTATGAAGCTTTTAACATTAGAGAGTATTGATTTAAGTATCGGCTTTGCATATTTTGTTGAAAAAAATTCAGCGATGTTACCATCTTCATTTATCGATAATGAATATAAGCTCTGGAAATCAGGTTTAGATAATAAAATTTCTCGAAAAATCAAACAATTGGCCGAGTATAGAGGGGCTTAAAGCCCCTTAATTCTTACCATTGCTCTTGCGTATTTTAGAAGTTTTGAACGAGCTAGATCATCTTCTGGTGCTTCTATTTGCATGATGGCTATTGCGTAAAGTATTTGCTGAGGCGCTACCCTGTCACCTGTTGGCAGTATTAACCTTCCACCTTCCATACGAAAGCCCCACCACTCATCACCGTGATAGAGTTCTTTCCTGCTGTGCCAGCGCATCAGCCTTTTACAGATTGGGGGTATCTTCTCTCCCTTGTCCCAACGTTTGACCTCGCTCACAGTTTTAAAACAAAGTTTTGCGGCTTCTTCGATGCTTAATCCGCATTCAAATTCACGAAAAACAAAGTTTTTTGTCATCTCTTTCCGATTCACTGTTAAAACTCCCAAAACTGGGAGTTTTATAAGTAATTGAAATGACTGCAACTTTTACCATAACCCAACCTAATACGCACTAAGGTGTTTTGATTTATGGATGATTTTTGTAACGGATTTCATTTCGAAACCACTTGAACTCTTATGTATCTCTCTGGCCAATCATAAGCATATTTATTGCCTACTTTTATGGTTTTCTTTGCGAGTAAGCAAAGCTCGTTGTCACCTAATGTGGAAACTTTCTTTACGACAGCGTTTTTCGGATGTGTGTAATCTAAATCAACAAAAACATCACAGTAACCTTCAAGTGGTTTTTTGCTCTTTTTGATCGACTTTTCAATTTGAGTCTTGATTTTCTTTGCCACTCGATTCAAATCTGCATCGTCCGCAAGCGTCGATTGACTAAAAATTGTGAGGAAAATGCTCAACAT